TTTAGCAGGTAATATCGCACCTACCGTGCGCGTGGCTGCCTACAATATAGCTGATGGATGTAGTAACATTCCAGGATACATTTCGAGGTTTACAGAAACTTTGATTGAGTTTGTGACACAATTCATGACTTATCTGCGTGCGGATAATGGCATTTTGAACACTATTCTTACTAGTTTGAAGAATATGTGCCAAACATCCAGTGTTACATTTGGGTGGATAGTTGCTCTAATCACTATGGTAGGCTGTGGAGGATCATTGGCTCTAGGAGAATTGCCTAATAAGATCGCAAAAATAGTTACAAATCTAGGAAATTCCGTGCGCGGAGCTACCAGTATCGGCAAAGGACTGACTGATCTATCAGCAACTGTGACGAATGCCACCTGTTCTGCACTAGGGATTCAGCCTCCACTTATAGGAGAGAAGGCAATAATGGCCGATAAAGCAATTAAATGTGCCGATCTTGCAAAAGATCTTTTGAAACAGATAGAGAAAGATCCTACTGAGGCTATAACTAATCCGGATTTTTTCAAACAGCTAGATGAGAGTATAGCATCAGTCGATGCATTATACAAGGAGATGGCACAAATGAAAGCGGGTTGCCCTATGTTGACAACCTTGATACTCGAGATTAAGAGTAATACACAAGCCATAAAGGAATTTACACGTAAGGTTGCGAACAGCATAGTAGGGAAACAAGTGCCTGTTACGCTATATATATATGGAGGATCCGGCGCAGGTAAATCTGCCCTCACAAAACAGATAGCGAAGTTGTTGTCCGTTGCTAAAGAGAGACCCTTAACAACGTGGACTAGAAATCCTGGAGATAAGTATTTCTCCGGATATGTAGGACAAGAGATTGTTGTTTATGATGACTTCAATGCCAATAAAACCTCAGAGGATCATGGTGAATTGGATCAGATTTACACGACGAATTCGTTTATGCCCAATATGGCTAGTTTACCAGATAAAGGAGTCAGATTCACATCTAAATACCTGATCATTTGCAGTAACATGCCTTTTGTGACTAATTCAGACGTGTTGAGATTACCGTCAATTCTCGATAGAAGACGTGATTATATGTTCCAAGTTAGAAATAAAGCTTTGGAAAAACTTCATAAAGGTTTCAATGAAGAAGGTAAAGCCTTTTCAAAAGAACAAGAGAAAGCCTGTTATAAGGCGGATTATTCGCATTTGGAGTTGACACAGATGTGTGTTTATCGCAGTAAAGAAGATACAGCTACTCCTCTTGCTGAGGATCAACAGATGAAAACTATCGAAGAAGTAGTCCAAGCCATGATTATGGAATGCGATGAACGAAGATGGGAATTTGAGGCACATGTACGAGACATAGCTGCAGACTTCTCTACGCTGCGAGGTACTATCTTCAATGAGATAAAACAGCGAATGAGTGAGGCTTATCAGACCGTAAGTGCTCTTAGGCGACAAGATGTTAAGATTGCCCAAGACACTCTTTCGGAACTTTCAAGCTTGCATTCATCTGTTAGTGAGGTGTTTGAACAAGTTCCTTTGGACGAAACTGAGAAGGAAGATCGAAGAACGGCATTTCAAAAGCGGACAGATGCAAGATTAGACGCCCGCGCTGCATATGGATTACCAAGAAAACCTATAATATATGATTACGTCCTGCCAGATTGCGAAACACGGTTAGTATATTCGCTTCTAGAGCAAGATTTCACTGAAAACTTGAAATTTGATGCTGCGGTAGATATGTATTTAGATCATAGATTAGTTTTGCCGCTTGACCACCCAGAAGTGATAGCCAGAGATTTCTTGAGAGGCCGATTTGAAGGATTAAAGGTTGAGCGATTGGATTTTGGATTAACAGCTGAACCCATCTTTGACTTGACTGAATTTTCAGAAGAGCAACGTACTGCATTGTTCCGCAAGGAAGTTGACCTATCAGGACGCATAGCTTGGCATAGTGCCATCGGTTCTTATGTTCGTATAGCTGCAGGACTTCAATTTCAGAGTTTTGATGTTGATAGAATTAAACCGATATTATTGATGGGACCCCCTGGAATAGGAAAGTCCTGCCTTACGAAGGGTGTGGAACAAGTAATAGATGAGTTTCCTAATGATCCAGAACTGTTCAAACGTGCAGTTGAGAAAGTATGGGCCGCATATGAAAATCCCAAAGACTATTGCGTCCTGACATGTAATGCTACATCATTGGACCGAGCTTTTACTACCGTCTTTCCAGGTGATACAGATAGAAAAGCAGCTTTCTTACGCCGATGTAATGTTGTGCGTTTGTCATGGAGAAGGAATTACTTGCGTTGTTTTAAGCAAAGTGATTTATCAAGTAAGCCATACGATGAGGTCGTACGAATGACTATAACATATGATGATGGAAAAACCGCTGATCTAACTGAAGCAGTAGTGCGCGATATGGTCAAGAAAGGGATTGCTCAAATAGATACATGTAGATATGCAAAGCCTCTCCAAGAGAGAAATGAAACATGTGAACTGGAAGTGGTTGTGGAAATTACTTCTCAAGAAGTGGCTGATCCAACTTTCAGGATAGGTGTCACTGGTCTAATTAGAAAGATTAAACCGGTGAGAGGTAGTTTGACGAAATATCTACCATATCTGTATAAGGTATCTGGAATGTTTGCGAAGAAGGTCGGAAATATTGACACATGTCTGTCCACACTAAACACCCTGATAAATGAGCCAATAGATGGTTCTGTAGGCGTTACGTTTGCCGACAGGAAGAGATATATTCTTGTCAATAATGAGAAAGGCATAGCAGAGTTTTACACGAGCGGAGAATTACCAAGAGAACCAAATCTCAGTGATGAAGCATATGATCAGTTGCTTAAGGAACAGTTGAAGTTGTCCAATCCACTTGCGTATGTTATTAACACCTGTGTGGACGCAGTTATGATGTTGGTTAAGACTGGGATAGCGATACATGCGGTTAGTGGTTATCATTCTCAAAAAACAGAAGACAATAGAAACTTTAAAATTGTGCAGAACACAAAGAAGTTTAAACATGAAGGTTGGGGTGATGAGATGGAAGAATTAGCTCGCTTTATGGGAGATGACTCTTTTGCTAAACCAATTCCCAAATCCCGACTTGCAACTGTGCAACGTGACGTTTATTGTTCTACACATAGACAAGTTAATTGTTCTTGTTTGCATTACGAGTCGCGTAGACCCGTCATACCATTTTATCACGAACAGCGCAAGGATACAATGAAGATTAATCATGACTTCGTTTTGCCGGAGTCCTTGGACTTAGAGGTTCTACGAAAGAAACCTGTACCTGTTGTGATAGAAGAGTCATTGGATCTGGAAGTATTGCGAAAGAAGCCTGTACCGATAGTAGTAGAGGAATGCACGAATTGTACAGCATGTGTAGACTGGCCAAAGCAAGTTTCGCGATCGAGTGATAAACCAGCGTATGTAGAAAGTATGAATCATGAAGCAATGGAAGATCAACAAGCTCGGGATGTTTTGGCACTTTTGAGAGATAATACCCTCATGGTGTTAACGGATAATGATCAAATAAATTGTAGAGCGATAATGTTGCGCGATAGAATAGGAGTAACTAATAGTCACTCAGCCTGTAATGATACACTTAGGGTTGAGGACATTGGGATGAAAATCTGGACTGCTACTGTTATCTATCGAAACGTGAAGAAAGATGTAGTCTTCTTCGCTCTACCTCCACAAGCACCTAGCTTTAAAAATATAGTGAAACACTTTGTGAAAGAGGAGCAACTAA